GTTGGATCACATGAGGTAAAAGTAAGATCAATGCTAACTTAGGATCCCCCGAGGGGAATCTTTACAGTCAACACAGAACTTATAAAACCCTCAGGTATCCGGCGAAGAAAATTCTCCGCCCACACTGGCACGTCAGTATGAATTTGATTTGTTATCGCGGTTGTTATCCGCGAGCCCCCCACGAGGGGGGACCATATGCATGATTGAAAGAATCAATCGTCATCGCACTTATGGCGACCGACTTCTATTTTCGGAATTGTGGTGAAGAAGTCATAAAATCCACTTTTGTTTTAAGTCTATCCCTAGACCGGTGCCGCAGGCACGCCAGCATATACTTGCCAAATTGGCACGTACATGAAGCACTGAAAATTGAAATCAGTTCCCACAGAGAAATAACGCAAAATCTTGGTAGAAGTGTTGTCTTTCGATGTGGTGGCCTGCACTGTGATGGAGTCAAAATCTAGACCCGCACCTGTTCCCCATGCCGTATTGGCGAACGCATTTGTGGGACCGAACTTGTAATTTACCATGTTCGGAATCGAAACTGTTATCCCATTTTGCGTGTCCATAGCAACTACCGATGATCCACCTGATCCGGCCTTCTGCATAGCTAGGTATCGAGCCCGCGCCGTTGGGTTGGTTTCAGTATTCGTCATTACCGTTGGTGTTGCCGGAATGGTCGTGGCTGTTGAAACCGCTGCTGAGTTGTTCCTCATCACTCTCAAATTGACCGAAGGATCAGTTGACGTGAAGGTCCACATGGCAGACCCACGCTGACCGAGGAAACACGACGCCAACAAATGATAAGGGAGTGTATACGACCAATTGAAAGGGACATTGGCTAACCCAGCTTGATTTCGAGCCAGATGAATACCTCCACCACCATCATATCCATAATATGGCGGGTACTTTCCCATCGTGATGTTGGTGACGGATCCATTTGCTGTTCCTGTCATGGATAGTGTATCTACATAGTGAGTGCGTCGCAATAAATGTCGCAAAGAACGAATCTCTTCTCCCATGTAAATCCTGCCACGCGTGGCAACACTCGTCGCAACATTGCCAGGTGCAACCACAACTGCTTCAGCCTCAGCTTGAACGGAGAACATTGAGATGTCAGTCTGTACATCCAAAGCGTTCGAAAATTCCATATTGTCAGCACCCCTAACAAACACCAGAATATCAACACTCGATGAAGCTTCTGGCGCCGTCAACAATGTCAATACCTTCAGACTTAGGTACCCATTCACATCGCTTGCAGCTGGAAATGTAGGAGTCGGCGTGATCGCATGAGCTCGTCCTGCATAACTCGTGTTGGTGCGGGTAGTGAGCCATGACACAGCTTGCTGATATGGCACTCGGAACTCAATCTCCGATTCACCTTCACTGAGATCAAAGATCATGTTCATCACATACGGACCAGTATCACCAGTGGTTTGAACAGCTGGTGATGCTGGATCGTAAGACAAACGCAAACGTCCCTTATGAAAAGGGGATGCAATAATCTTGAATGTGAAAATGATGTCACCACGCCAATACTTGAACATACGCTGCACGAGATCCAGTGGCGACATGGCAAGATCCTGAGTTCCGTTTGGTCTCACGTACATATTGGGAGTGACCAACGCCGTGAATAAGGGTGTATCCACAGGTGTGGTAACACTCCAAGTATTCGCGGAAATGTAGCAGGGACGCGTAACCAGAGACTCAATCGCGAGCTCATCTTCGGATCCAAACCCAACTATGGAATTATCAATTGCCAACTCATTCTTCGGATCAAAAGTGAGTTTTTCCACAGGATATCCAATTGCCGATGTGGAGAATTGCGGTAATGGAGTATTCCGAACTCCAATTGGTGGTTCGATCACTGGCACATTTGTGAAGCCAAACAACTGTGCTATTCCTGACACCGCTTTTGCTCCCATTTCAGTGGCCGTTGCAAACTTGGAGATTATTGGGATGCCCTTCATCATACCAGCTAGCCGTGCCACAGTGGAAGCTGGAGCCGACACAGGTCCAAGGCCATACTCATCACGAGCCTGTAGCGCCAAGGAAACAGTGGGCCCAGCCAACACAACATCCTCGGCCCAAGCATACACCTGGATAGACACACCAGTTGCTGTGACTCCATTCGCACTCTTCAATGCACTATACACTAGGAATGACAATCTCCCCATACTTGCCATGTCAGTGGCGCTTGTGAGGGCTATGAAATTCTCATGTTTGTAAAATGGTAGAGACAGTTCACACCCTTGGCTATTTTGTGGAAAAATCCAAGCTCCTGGTAGTTGCGACTGTGGTACCAAGTTGAGAGCATTGGTACTCGTAGGTATCCGACCATGAGTAGTCCACAATGGTGTATAGACCACCTTAGCAGCACCATAATTAAACGGTGTACTATTGATGATGATCTTGATCTTCAACGTTGCCCTCAAAAACGCATAGTTGTCAATCTTGCGTTTGATTGCAGCATTGGAAAAGAACAATGACCATGGATCGATGGTGTTCGTTCCGAGATAGCCAACTGGATCAGACTCCAACCAGTTCAGCGTATGAATTCGCACAGGTCGTTGCAAAAATGCCGAAAGATCAGCGAGAGTGTTAGCATCACCAACGTCGGCTTCAGCCCAATTCGTGTCGGGCGATACCGTAACACCTGCAATCTGATCATTGAAATCTGTAGTGGGTAAGCTTGTGGCCAATTCAGGCCCACCCACTGTTGGCACCGGCAACGCAGTTTCGGGTTCGGCTTGAATCACACAGCCAAAACACCGCGACGCACATTTCTGAGATTCCCACTCAAGTTGTGCCGCCGCAATGGTCTGGACCTCAAAATCGTGCTCTCCGTGCACATCTTGATAGGTCCAACCATCTCGTCCATTTTCTATCACCAGTTTGGAATCTGGTCTTTTTTCTGTTTGTTTAGTAAGGAAAAATTTAAAACACAAATACGCAAATCTCCTCAAACTCACGTAGGAACATGAACTTCACGGGCACTCTGAACCCTCACTCCTAAAAAGGCGAACACGACGGGGCGTGTGAGTCACAACATTTTGGCACACTTATTTATTACGCAAGAACATGAAAAAACAATAAACACAGACAACAAAACATTGGCAACAGATGGTTTCGGATTACTCCGGGTGGCTGTAGCACACACCCAAAACATTTTGGCACACTTATTTATTACGCAAGCACTTGAAAAAACAATAAACACAAACAATAAAACATTTGGCACACTTATTTATTACGCAAGAACAGGGAAGAACAATAAACACAGACAACAAAACATTGGCAACAGATGGTTTCGGATTACTCCGGGCGGCTGTAGCACACACCCAACCTCTTGGTATAAATACCCTCTGAGGCTCTCCAGAATCGCTCTCTTAGCACCTCCCACGTTGGGAATGGCTTCAAGTCGTACTCTGCGGTGAGACGATACGTTGCGATCACTTGCTTGAGGAAATCCACCTCCCGCTCAAATCGATCACGACCGTAGTAGAAAAATTCATCCACAGCACTACGCATAACCTCGAGCATTTGAGCTTCCTCCGAGATAGTCTTACTTGGGATGTTAACACACAACATCTTATGGATAGACTCCTCATCAAGAGGGCACAGATAAGCTCCAACATCTTCATCCCAGCGCCAAGTCCGCTTCAAAAACGCAACTTCCGAAATGTTGATGTATGGTCGCGAGACACTCTCCTTGTCCGCCATTGTGTACTCTACACCAATGGACGCAAGCACTCGCACCATTTCTGTGTGGTTGAACCATGGAATTGACTTCGACACACCCATAACATTGTCGTCTCCATACGTGAGCAAGGTAACCTTTTCCTTAAAGGTACCACATTCTTTCGTAGGATTCAACTTAATGTAACAATAGCGAAGATACAAAGCATTCACAATGCTATTGATAATCACCGTCAATGGGTGGCCAGACGGATTCGCACCATATGTCATCACAAGGTCACCATGACAATTGATGTAGGCATAGGCTGTGTCTTCTGCAATGCCAAATACTACTAACAAATCAGTATCAGTCCAACCTGCGAACTTCAAGATCTGTATAATAGCATCATAGGCCGCCAAGATGAATTCAGCCGTCATCTTCTTGTCAAACTTGCCATAGTCTCCCGCAACAATCTGATCGTCGCCAAACTTGGTCAAGTACTCACGA